GCCATTAAAGACTATACCACATAAAATCAAGCGATTTGATGTATTGCTACATTGACGCTGGTAACCGTTCCGGCACCACCTGTCAGCTGCAGGCTGAGATTTGCCGCATTACCGACAGCAGCGCAGGACGGACGCACGCGAATCAGTTTGCTGATGGGTAGTGTCACCACACCAGCGGCAGCAGCAGTTTGACTGGCAGCAGCACCCGGTACAGCATCAGCACCATTATAGAGCTGTATGCCGATTGCACCAGCTGCCGTAGCAGTAACAGTCACCGTAGCGTTGACTTCGTACACGCCCGGAGCCTTGATGTTAACAATCCCAGTGCCTGCTGCATGGTTCAAACCATTGCAGCAGCCACTAAACTGCACGTCGTTAGTCCCCAGTGCAATAACATTGCCAACCTCCAGAGCTTGACTAGCAAGATTATAAGTATTCAGATAAGCCATTACCTATCACCGCCAATCAAGCAGCAGTCAGATATTGGCAGCCAGCGCAACCACGCTGACCTAACAGCTGACGCACTGCTTCGATGATAGTACCGTTTTGTACCAACTGGCTATTCTGATAGCGTTCAGCCTGCAATTCACGGTCACGGTCTGCCAGTTTGTCACGCAGCTCCTGCATTGTGTTCGCAGTAATCAGAGCACGAGTAGCTTCACCTTCGCTGTGGATAGCAGTGGTGATTTCGCAAGTGTTTTTATAATTCTCGGCTTTAACGCTGTCAATATTGCGATTAGTCTCGCAGCAGCATTGTTGAGCCGCAAAACGGTTCTCCGTGATTTGGTTACCCAACTGATAGCCAGTATTAGTAACACCAGCAGTGACCGCATCAAAGCCTCGACACATATCACGTTGAAGCTGATTTTGACCTTGCAGGGAATTTGTGTTCATAGCGTAGAAACCATCACAAATTCCGTTTTTAATACCTTCCAGGGCACGCATTACATTTTGATTATTAAAACCTTCCTGTAATTCTGCCTGAGTCAAGGCATTACCACGACGGCCAAAGCCAAAACCGTCGCCGCCAAAAAACGCCAACCAGATGAGATACATAAAAGGATTATTCATCCAATTATTGTTGCTATTGGTCAACGCCATTGCTTCGCCGATATCCATAAGATATCCCTCCTTTTATAATAATGCACATCGCGCGTGATGCCTACTTGTACCCAAGCATTCGCAAGCCAGCATTGATATCATTGTCAGAGATTCCCTGCTGTTTGGCTTGGGCTATAAATTGTTGCAGCATTTTATCATTGAGATTTTGCTTGATGACCTGCAGGTCGCCCGCCTGAGGTTGACGCTGCTGCTGATTCTGCCTTTGGTAAATTGGATTCATTCTGCACTCCTTTCAGCAGAGCGATAAGCTCTGCAAACTCCGCCTTGGTAACGTATTCGACAGGCTGCGGTTTAGGTTTCTCCAAAAACGTGTACGTTGCCACAGATTTCATGCCGATTTTGTCCGTAGTTACGATGTAAAACTCCGCATCAGCAGAGTTCATATAGATTCTTGACGCATTAGGCGGGAGAGTTAAAGCATTGAGCTGGTCGACGCTCTGCACCCATACAATCTCACCAGCTGGAGCCATCTGCTGTGCTGGTTGACCAAAGAGCTGCGGCATAGGCGGCAGGTTCGGTTGATTTGGCATATTTGCAAAATTCATAAGCTCACCTCATTTCTGTCTACATTGTATAGGTAAAAGCGATGTGCAAAAGCGCAATAAAAGGGCATAAAAAAAGCACCCCAGCTTAACTGGGGCGCAGGTTACATGATGACATTGTAGATTTTGTCGTAAGAGCGGGCAAGGATACGTTTTACTGTACTCTCGTCCATATTACAGCGTAATTTGATGGCAACCACGGACAAACCTCGGGTAAACATTAACTCGATGACTTCCCGCTGCTGCTCCGTAAGCCGTGCTTCTTCCATGGCACGGTCAAGTTCGATTCGTGAGCACATACGTAGCCACGCACGCGCTCGCTTACGAGTGACATCCATACACAAGACCTCCTAAGATATCACTACCTCCCAATCAATCATCATTTATTAATAGCATAGGCAAGCAGACCAACGGCCGCAACGATAGCAGCATTGCGCTGCGCTTTAATTCTGCGGCGGGTGCGAGCTTCCTCTTTGGCGGATGCCTGCAAGGATTTGTTGGCACTCTCCAATAAGCTGTTCTGAGCTTGCAGCTCTATCTGCAGCTTTATTGATTCCGTCTTGAGCTTGCTCAATTCTGCTCTCGACTCGTTCAGCGCTGCTTGTGATTCTGCCAGCGCTTGCCTGGTGACTTTGGTTTGCTGCAGCAGCAGACTCAACCTGCTGTCGAGTGCTGACATTTCCGCCGCCGTCATCGTGTAGGTTGTGTAGGTTGTAGCCGATGATGCCTCCGATGCAGAGGCAGGCAACAGCAAGCACAATGTAGCTGCAGTAACTGCGAAATATTTTTTCCACATCTTAGCCCTCCCACAGATAATAGCCCGGCACGGAGCCTCCAGCACGCATGTCGACGTGCACAAAGCCTTGCGATACATAAGTACCCACGCCGTCAAAAATCTGCTTGCAGATGCGAGCCAACTCACGCGTAGATACGCCGTCAACGTAGATATCAGCGGCAGTACCAGCGACATGCTGAGAGTTAGACACGCCACCTACAGCAGCATTGTGTACCGGGCAACGATAGCCGCTGCTGATATAGATTGGGCGACCTAAACGTGCACGCAAACGTTCCAGAGCAGTCAGCAATGCAGAGCTAATGCCATATGTCGGCAACTCGCCGCAATGCTTGCAAGCAAATTCGGACTCAGAAAAATGAGCAGATAACATAGCCATAACAATCAACCTCTTCTCTTTTTGATAATATTAACAAGACCTTGCACTGCCTCAATACCAGCGTCATTGAGGTTCTCGCAAATAGACAGCAGCTCTGTGATGACCAGATAACCTGCCACCAGCGGGACAGCCCACACAGGTTGCTGCAGCGTGATCATGGCCAAATCTACCAGCACAGCGGCAAGCACGCAGAGGATATACACGATTACCTTTCCGACAAAGCGATGCTTCATCACCTCACTGGAAATTAATCCTTCGGCGCGCGCTGCCTCAATGCCACCAATAATCTGCATTACAGATGGCGTTTGTCCCATGCCCTGCAGACGTTTGTAACTCAAAGACATCCAGCGCGTGAAGCAATCAAGGAACACCAAGACTGAGAAAACCATGAACAGTACCGCATGCTTGTGCAGCAGAACCGCCAAAATAACTCCAATCACCGATTTATAGGTAAAACCATGAGTCAAAGTGTGTGCCGTATTGTATACGGCATAACGTAAAGCTAAAAAATCCATTTCTCAACCTCCTAATTCATTGTTACAGCTTTTACTTCATCCGCAGTAACTGCAGCTTCCACCTGCGCCTTGGCGGCTCTATACGCTGTGTGCAATTTGTTGCTACGTGCAGCCACGGAAGCGATAATCATACGCAGGTCCTGCGCTGTTACCACCGCATCATCATTATCTGCTGTTGTCCAGTCTATTGTAGCTCCTTCGCCCTGCACATCGAGCGCAATTATTGCTGCTGCGATGCGGTCGCGCGCCTTGCTGTCATAATCATAAAAATGTTCGCCATATTTTATCGGTTCTATCTCTGCTTTATCACGTTGATATTTCAACTCCAAAATCTTACGCTGCTTAATCACCTCTAACGGCTCTTCCGTATGAGTAACGGTTACGCCCAGCGTTTCCAATTCTGCGTCCGGCAAAGACAGAGGGATGAAAATACCCTCTGTGCCTAAGACTTCTGATAAAGGGTAGATGTTTGTATATGTTTTGTCTTTGTATTTATAGGTTGTATTCATGCCTTAACCTCCCTGTTTCAATAATCTTCAACTGTAGGCTTCATATCATTTATTGCCTTGCCCCATGAAAAAGTCACACCACCTGTAGCCCAACAGTCAAAATATAATGTATAGGTTTTGTTCGGTGTTACGCCTACAATAGAATCAATATCTTGATGGTATATGTTTCTTCCTTCATCATCAGATTCTGAGCTACCTTCGCCCCATGTTTTATTAGTCATTTTATTTTCTATATAAGCATTCACATACCCATTCGACTCATCTTCAATATAGTCAACTTCTGCAAACACTTTGATTCTTTTAATCCCCGTTGGAACAGTAAAAGCTATTGCTTTATTATGTGCTTCATTATAACTCCAAAACTTGCTCCCATCTTCAACCTTGACTCCACCATTTTTCATCATCATTCTGTTAAGTCCCATTATGCACCACCTCTACGATAACTTATTAGCTTGCACGATGCTGGTCAGATTATTGCTGGCATCTTTTACCATCATAATGTTTAGAAGCAAACCTGCGCTTGTAATAGCTACATCAGATGCAGAACCTATATACTTAACAGTTCCGCAGTTAGTGATAGTCAATGCATAGTCTGCATCAGCTTTAAAGTAAGCACTAAATACAGAGATTTGTGACTTATCAACTTTCATTGCCAAAGCACCTAAATCAAGTGTAAAATTATTAGTTGCTTTATACATCATTGCAGATATAATAGGCGTATCATTCGTACCTGTTACGATGTATATAGGATACTTTTCATGATATACCGACAAAAAGTTTACAGTCTGCTGTGCCGTCCATGTGTTCTCCACAGACGTTTTAGGGATACTATCAGCAACATTATCGATAGCGACTTTAATAATCTTATTTTGGACGGGATTCACAGAAGTAGCACTAAGTTCCTTATCAACAGTAATTGCTCCATCGCCTTTCGGCCCTTGCGGGCCAGGGTCGCCCTTGTCGCCTTTTGCGCCCTTGATGTTGACTGCGGCGGGATTAGCTAATCCCGCTTTGTTCGTCCATGTCAAAGTTCCGTCAGCATCAACTGATGGAACAAACACATTAACATTTTCGCTAAGGTCTTTTGTCATATCCATATAAGTCTTTGCGCTACTTTCGCTCTTGTCGGCAGCAGCAGCACTCTTGTCGGCAGCAGCAGCTTTGTTTGTCGCCGTTGTTGCAAACGTACCAGCCTGCGTAGCACTTCCGGCAGCGGCAGTCGCACTATCAGCAGCCTTGCCCGCCTGCGTGCTTGCTGTGGACGCAGAGGACGCAGCAGACGTGGCACTGTTTTTAGCAGCAGTCTCTGATACCTTAGCATTTGTCTCGCTAGTTTTGGCAGCGTTCTCACTTGCCTTAGCATTCGTTGCAGACGTTGCTGCAGCTGCTTGAGATGCAGCAGCTTTTGACGCACTACCACTGGCTGCTGCTGCCTGTGCTGTAGCAGTGACAGCAGCTGCCTCCGCACGGCTCATGGTTGTTTCTGCGATGTCCTCGTCCCAAATCACAGTGCTCTCACTGTACGTGGACCCGCCGACCTTGCCCTGCACCAATTTAACTTTTTTATTAGCCTTTAAGACAGTGACGATTTCGCCTTCTTTTAATTGAGGATTGTAGGCAAGCCATACGTCCTCGCTTGCAAGGCTAAACTGTATTCTTGCATTGCTCATTCATATCACCTCACGCAGTACGCATCCAAAAATATAAGCATAAGTAAGATGGCTCAAAAGTTACTTTTTCTCCATTGCCAGTAGATTGGATGGTTATTTGATGCGTATGGTTACCATAAAATTTTATTACCTCACGGGCATCCCCTTTATGCGCACATGTGCCAGCCCATTCGCCTGTGCGCTTAAAACAGCCTGTAGTTTTGCCACCATCTAAACCTACTTGGTTAGCTCCAATAAACGAGCCTTCAAAATTGGTCACGCCATAAATTGTAGCATCGTGGCTATGCGCAGGCAGATTGTTCACGCCCAACGTAAATCCATCACTGCCACCCATCGTTCCGCCAGCATAACCATCACCAGCAGAGCGGATATATCGACCGCTCTGCAGAAGCTGCCACGTGCCACCAATCTTTGTGCCAGGATTGATGTTATCGCGGGTGATTATCACAGAGCCGACAAAGCTCATCGCGTTGAGATAATCGATATTCAAAGACACGTTGCCGTCGCTGTCCGGTTTTTTCCCCTCAACGCTATAGACAAAATTTTTCTGGATGTTGCCATTTTTATCAGGCTTCTCCCCGTTCAGCGACAGCACTAACGATTTTTTAAGCGACGCCACAAGCGCAGCATAATCACTATCCAGAGCGTCCTGCCCCTGTTCCACGAGCACCTGCGCCAGCGCAGCAGCCATAATCGTGGCCTGCTTGTATAATTTGTTATGCAGCGCCGCCGAAGCAAGACCGGGCACAACGCCGTTAATGCGCTGTGTATCCGTAGCATACTCTGCGTCGCTCACAACATTCAGCGCTGCCACGGCTTCAGCGAATACTTTAAAATTGCTGTTTGCCATTTATCAATTCCCCTTTTCTGCTTCCGCCCAATGGCTCTCATAGCCACTGTAACGCATAGTATTATAATCATAGCTAAATAAAGGTATGCCGTCTGTCGATACAAACGTCAGCACATTGATACGCACGCCTTCCGGCTTTGGTATAACGTAAGCGTGTATGATAAGTTCTTCCTCTAGTTGCGTGTAATCGCCCTGCAGCACAATGTTATACGACATATCCTGCAAATCCTCGATGGACAATTTTTTATTAGCGCCCATGACAGCGTCCCACAAATCGTACAGCTCACCAATTGTGCCCTTCCAGGTATTCTGGATAATGCGGGCCTTAATCATCAACCGGAAAACTTCGTCATCCAGCAGATTACCCTCGCCCATTTCTGCCGGTGGATAACCTGTGAGCATGGGAGTGCTTTCCAGTTTGTCAGGCGCAGGCGTGTATATTATCGGATAGACCTCACCGCTTGCTATTTCGGCAGGCGATGGACAAATAACCTCACCAATGGCAGCAGCAGACGGCTCGAATTTCAGTTGGCGGCTTACGCCAACAATCTGCCCTAAAATATCCAGCTGCGCTGTACTAGCATTGTCCACCTCAAACGCCACAATCATATTATTTATGCTGTCGTCAACATCCAGACCATAGCTAAGCATTTTCTGTACCATCGCTGTAAAGCGTGGGCTATGGCGATATTCGCTCGTAACCAGGCGCTTATAATAGTCAAGCTTTTGCATCATTCCAGCGTCACCTCAATGTTCACATACGCAGGATTAGGTATCTCTTTAAAGCCTATATCAATGTCCTGCGCAGACATAGACGATTTGCTAAGCCCCAGCTTCAGTTCTTTGATGCCAAAGATAGGCTTCGTCAGCGACGGGTTACAATCGGTAATGATGTTACTCAACACCGACGCAGACACGTCACTGCCAATCGTCAGCGCGGCCAGATAATTATATACAGCTTCACGGACTTTGACAGTCATAGTGGAGATATAGCCTGTATATTTTTTGATTACGACCTTAACAAAAATATCTTTGTAGACAGGGCGATAAAACCGCACACGGTTTATATAATCGTTCTGGTCCGTATACTGCACTTCAACATCACCGTTCGTATAACAGCCGATGCCCTTATGCAAAAATATAGCTTCTGCCACGTCTTCGTCCGTGCCTCCCTCGACCACACAGGTCACGGAGTGAGCTGGCAGGCCATACGGATTATCATCCGTTACAGAGCTGACGTTGGTATCGTTCTCGTACACAGCGTAGCGGGAAACATTTTTAAGAGCAGCAATCGCGCCTTTAGTCCCGTCCAGCATCGTCTGCGACGGATTCGCCGTGCTGATGGTCTGGCGTTCGCGCAGCTGCGCGTCCGTTTCCTGCGCATTACCTAGCACTGCAGCAACTTCATTCGTCACAGACACCCAGCCGTAAGTCGGCGTTTCAATCTGCGCTATATCGCCAGCCAGAGCGCTCACGGCTCCAGCCGTGCGGCAGGTCGCAACAGTGTACGTTGTGCCGCTGGAATCAATAACCACGCTTGAGGGCAAATCCCATGTCAGACCAGCGCGATCACGCACAGCACCGTTAACGATTTGTGTAAATGGCGTGCCGGTGATTTTTACCTGACACGTGCTCTGACTGGCAGCTTTGCGTTTAATGCCGTTCAGCTTTACCACGCTGTCCAGCGACGCACCAATAGCCGTTTCAGGCGAACGTGCATTATACGCATATGCGAGAGCCTGCAGCGTATCGCTTTGCTTGAGAGCAAAAATGGACAACAGCTGATAATCAGGCGAGCTGTTGTCCAGATAGATATCATCGCCGTAGATTTGCTTCATTGCAGCAATCATATCCTCTAAAATATCGTTGTAGGTAGGGATATGCAGTCCCGTACTATCAACATAAGGCTTAAAATACGTCACATCTGCACCTCCTCACTACTAATAGTCAATGAGCCATAGATAGTCTCTACAGTTGCCGTAAATTTATAATGTCTGCGTTCGTAAGATGATTCAAAAGACGTGACAGACTGCACGCCTTCCGTGCCGCTTATACGGTCACGGATAATAATGTCAACGGCCTGCCTGTTCTCATCACTGCCGGACGTGCCTAAGATTTGCTCCCACAACGGCAAGCCATCTTTTAGGTCTTCCCACCATTCGGCATAAAGTAAAAGCAGGCGCTGCTTTATCGCCTGCCCGACAGCTTCGATACCGCTGATGTAATTTTGAGAGCCACGACCAAAGCAGTAGTCCCAATTGTCGTCTAAACGTCTAACCTGCATATCAGCCTCCAATAAAAACATTACTGCTGCCTTCGGCCACAGTGCCGCCACAGCTGACGGGATCACCAACGCGCCCGGCAGCCTTGCCGTTGATGTATACGGAGCTGCTGCCGCTGGCGATGACGCCGCTATGCGTTGGATGCGCAACGCAGCCATGAGGCGCATAGCTGTCCCCCACACGGCCTGCAGCGCGGCCGTTGATATATACGTTAGGGCTGGCCGATACGAGTGCTGTCGGAGCACAGGCATCATGACCGGTATCCAAATCGCCTAAGCGCGTTGCACTACTCATTGATGTTCACCCGCCCTGCTTTAATGTTTACCGTACCGCCTACGATGTTAATCGTGTCTCCGGCAAGCTCTACGTAAGCACTGCCCGCATCATTGCGTAGCTGAGCAGAGCCTGTGCTGTAGCCGGGGATTACTCTGGGCTGCGACCACACGCCGATAATAGCAAACCCATCAGATAGATCATGCCGGCGGCACTCTACTTGGTTCTGTACGCCGCCGCTCTGCCACCAGCCATCCATGCACATATCGCCAAAGACAACAAGGCATTCATCGCCGGGCTGTATCGGCAGCGTCAGCGCATAACCTCCGGCGCGTGGCACGACAATAGGCACGTCGACCAGCAAGGGAATATCTATCCATGATTCATCACCGTCTGCAAGCATTTTTTCTCGCAGCGCTGGTTGCACAGTAACAGTCTGAGCGGCCGCGTCAAAGCTTTGGATAATGCCAGGCATGCACACGCGCGTCTTGATTGCAGCGGCACGAGCATCCAATTCTCCCTGCCGTTCGACGTTCGGCGTGCGCAAATTCAAATCAATCATAAAATCACACTCCGTTCGGATTCTGCGCATTGTTGGCCATGAGAGCAGGCAGAACGCCCTTACCATAGCGCGATACAGCCGTACATGATGTATACCAATCATTACCCATCGTATCACCAGTATGCGTCAGCTCGATTACCTGATAGATCCATTCATCATCAAGCGGCATCTGCGCCTGACCTGGAGTAACCTGCGCTTCCGCAATCTCGCTATTTTTAAGCTGCACCAAGGACCACATCTGTACAGCAGGATTCAGCAGCAGCTTAAAATTTGCGCCATACTGCGTCTGCGTCGGCATCCCGACAAGACCGGTCGTAGGCGTTTGCACGATAGCTTCATCCTTGGCAGCGTCGGCAAGCTTAATCATGTTCAACTTGCCGTCATTCACCCAATAGCTCGCACCGTTACCGCGGGCGATATCGGATATATAATCTTTAGGCTCGCCAAAAATAACCTTACCCCGCGGCAGCTTTTGCCCGGACAGGCCCTGCGTGATACTATTCGTAGGAATTTTTGTTTTTGATTTTTCACAGACCGCATCCAAAATCTGACGTTGGTTTACGCCCTTGTTTAAGGTTTTGGCAATAAAATTTTTCCCCAGGACATTAGCTCCATCTACGCATAGGAGCGACAGCACGTAGTCCGTATTATTCTCCTTGCGTCGGGACGGATAAATAATTTTTCCGTCGAAAATAACGCCGTACTGTTTCTCTTTGGTATTACCTTCAGCATCCTTTGCTTCCTGGACGGAGCCATCTGCAGATGTAGTCAGATAGCCTTCATAACCGGCTTCAATGATGATACGGTCGCCTTCCTTAAGGATTTTCTGCTCGGTTGCTGCAGTAAGATTGTAAATTTCCACGGTGGAGTAATTATTTATTTCACGAGATTTTTTGACCGTAAACTTCACATGCAGGTCAGAAACATTCAAAGCCTCCTTGTCCTGATCATCCACAACAAGGATTTTCCACTTGCGCATCCACAGATAACTGCTCATGAGCCATCACCCCACAAAAGCACCCAGGCTGAGCCTAATGTCTCATTATCAGGCTGCTCCTGTGTGGTAGGACCAACAGCCACGATTTGAGCACTGCCAATATTCAGGTAAGCATACTGACCTAACAGATCAATACCAGGAACGAGCGGCATGCCTGTAATCAATTCTTCGCCTGTGCTATTGTCGCAGACATCAGCCACCCACAGCTCGTATAAATCGTAGTAACGCAGTTTCAGTAAGATGTTTATATTGCGCTCGCCATCCAGCGTCAGCTTAAAAGTCTTCTTGTCAAAAGGCGTGGTAGTTAATGGTATTTCATAATAGCTCATTACCACTTCACCTCCAGACCTGTGCCCTTTTCTACTTTGCGCAAAATCGTACTGTTGTCGCCTTTAGGCTGCACTTCCTGCGATTTGCGCTGTGCACCTGTAGTCCACTGACGCGCGGAAACCTTTTCGGTTCCAACATTAACCACCAGCACCTGCACAAGATTCACAGTAGCTTTGAGCGCGCATAGCGTCGACACATCATCGCTCACATCAATGCTCTCAATAAGCATATTCTGGTACGTGTTCAGACGCGTAACAACCTGCATGGGTATACGCAGTTCCTGTAGCTTGCAGAGTAAGCGATAGGCCTGTACAGATTTTGTGCCGCCATCACCACCATAATCAGCACCAGTACGATAAGCCATGGCATCAGATACGCCAATCTGCATCGTCATACGGATAGGATTTACAAAAGCATGGTCGCTGATATTTGCGCCAGTCTGCACAGGATGCTGGGTAACCGTCAGGCTATGTTCAGTATCAACGCTAAAAACAGCATCAAAAAAATAGCCGCCAATGTTCGTTTTGACCATAAGCACCTGTTGTGCTCCTAGGCCACTGCCCCAAACAGATGGACTATAACCATCATTAGTCTTAAATGATTTATTGCCCGTGAGCTTAGCAACCAGATTATTAGCGCCCCAGATACCATTTAAAGTGTTCATTGTACCCATTAAGCTCATACAAACACCGTCCCTCCGTTATGCGCTGCAAGACGCTGGGCAAAATCTTCCATCGTTCCTTCTACAGCCTTAGCCACGCCCTGCGGATCATTGACATTGCCACAATTAACCACAATACCGCCAACATTTACAACTCCACCGTTATAATTTGCCGTACTGTTCGCCATCGGCATAAGACCTGCAGAGCCACCAGCGGCAAAACCTGCAGCATAGCTCGTAGGCGATACAAGGCTGTCATACCCGCCTCTACCGTGAACAGCGTCCTCGGCAGATTCTTTATCTTTGTTATAGATAACCATAGCATTTGCAGCCCGGTCATCCTCGTTCGCCGAAAAAATATCCGGACGCTCAAACTCACGCATAAATACACTTGCACCTTCGGCAGCGTCCTGCACATTGCGCAGTTTATCACCTGCTCCACTCTCGTTCGTGCGCAGTTCATGGTCAAGATATGCAATTTGAGTGTCAAGGTCGGTCCATTCCTTACCACGTTCAGCAGCAAAGCGCCTGAGCGCGTCCCAGCGTTCATTATGCCATTGAGCTATGCCGCCAGACGTACCATCATCACCTACAGCGTCTGTGCGCAAGCCGGACTCTTGCACCAAGTTGCCGACAATACCGGACGCAGCAGCCTTAGACCAACCTAATGACATCAGCTTGTCGCGGATGTATTGGGCACGTTCGCTGTCTGCACCTTCAGCAGCAGAGCCTAGCTGCAATTCTTTTTTAGCACCAGCAAAATCGCCCTGCATAGCTTTGCCTAAGGCTTGCATAAGATGTCCCATACTATTTGTCAATGTGAGCACCTTATCTACTACCTTGCCAACAGCCAGTAAGAAGAAGTCCCAGAATTTCTTCACAACAGGATACTTTTTGCCAAAAATACTCTCAACAATCGTCGCCAGACCTTCGGCAATTTCAGCAACGCCCTTAGCAATATTAGCTACAGTCTTTTTGAGCTTTTCCTGCCGTTCTTCCGTAAAAACTTTTTCAAACAGTTCCGTAAGCTTCTCAAGAATAAAAGCAATGCCTTCCTTAATCTTTTCAATAAGACGACGCAAAGGATTATTCTCGTCCGTGAGCCATTTCCAGAGCGGCTTTAAGGTATTGCTGCTCTCGCGTCCCTCAAGATAACCAAAAAAGTCCTCCAGCATGATGAGTGCAGTGCCGATGGCCATCATCATCAAGCCAAACGGCCCTGCCATGATGGCAGCACCGACAACAGCCAACACAGCTACTAAAGCCTTTGTTTTACTTGGCAACGCGTCAATAAAATTATAAATGCCTTCAAATACCCATTTGAGAGCCTTAACCAGCGACATTGCTACACGCACAACACTCGCCAGCACGCTGGCTACCTTACGTGCCAGCGCAGGCAAGCTCTTGCCAAATTTATCATTGAGCCAGCGAATAAATTCCTGAAATTCTTTGATGTAGGGCTGCAGCTCTTTTACAAGGTAGTAGACCACCCACTCCTTGAACATTTTTAATTTGAGTTGCAAGGACTGCACGTCGTAACCAATCTCACGGATCCAGGATAACTGTCCGTCAGCATCTGCAGGAGTAGACAGCTCTGCCATCTCCTGACGCAGACGGAAAAACTGCTCACGCAGCTCCGGCACCCACGCCACATCTTCCTGCGACGCGCCCATGGTTTTCAGGACCACACTCAAGGTTTTAGCTGTGTCTTTTGTCACCCACATTGACTGCGCCAGCTTTTGGTATTCCAAATCTGCGCTGGCCACAGCCTTAATATTATCAATGACAGCTTCCGTAACCTTTGCCAGCCCTGCAAAGATAGCGCCATATTTAAGGATAGAGCCTAATTTTCCGAGCATACCGGATAGATTATTGATAGCTTTCGCAGCTCCGGCAAAGGCATCCTTGTCGACTTCCGCGCCGATGCGGACAAGATATTCTTCTAAGATATTGCTCATCAGCCTACTCCTTTCTCATGGCTTCCTGCATCCGCCGTGCGTTTTCTGCCTTGACCGCCAACAGTTCGTGAGCGTCCAGCAAATCGTCAAAATCATATGTGCCATCACTCAGCTCGTGCTGCCGCCAAAGCCCTGCTGCAACAGGAGCAAAGGCGAAAGCATCAAGCGTCGGATAGCTCATCGGCTCGTAGGTTTGCCCGTCAATTCTGCCGGGAGATTCAACCCGGCTGCGGCGAAAAAACCTCCGACGTTAAAAATCAGCGCATGAACAGTCAGCTGGATAACGCTGGCAGCATCATACGCCAGAGCATCATCAACAAAATCTCCCTTAGCCGTCAGGACAGGTTCTGGGAGCTGCTGACCATTACCGTTATCAATCAAACGATTAACAGTGCGCAGCAGCAGGGATTGCAGTTCATCAAAATCCTTTCGTGGCATACCCATTAGGGCAGCAGCCATCTCGGCTGTTTTGCCGCCCGAGGGAGCCAGCACGCCCGCAACCTTAAAAGCAACATAACTGCCTGTGCGAGCGTCCATCTTGGTGAGCTGGTAGGATTTGCCAGCCACCTCCACAACTTGTGTTTTTTGTTTTAGCATGATTCAGCCCTCCATCGTCAAATCGGCAGATTAGTAATCTCAGCACACATCAGCGTCCAAGACACTCGCTGGCCTTGGCTCTGATAGGGAGTGTCCGGCTCCTTCTGCGGCGAGATGCCGGAGATAATATGGCGTGTACCTGTCGCGGTATTACGCAGCGTCATGCTGGTGCTTGCCCATTCACTTGTAGGCAGTTGCCACAACGCATTAAACCAGGCGCTCAACCATTTGTGAATAGCAGAGGTTTGTTGACATTCAATGGTTACGGTGCCATTATTGCCCGCAATCTTAGATACCATTACTGAGCCATCTGCAGCAATATCATGAGCAGTGCGGTCGGTAGCCTTAGATACTGTTACAGAGCCTACGCCAGTACCATCAAACAGGTAAGAGCCAAACGTCGGATGGTTAATAGAGCCAGCCAGATCAGCAAAACTGTAAGTAGTTAATTCCATTCAGATAGCCTCCTTAGCGGTTAACATTAACCTGGATGGTAACAAATTCGATTGCACCAGCCAGCTTGCAACATACATAAATCGGTGGAGCCTTGCGCTTGTCACGGTCAGCCTGAGACTGTTCGTCAATAGGCTCGCTCTGCACTAGATAGCCATCAGGCAGGTAATCACCTGTCTGCAGATTCAGGCACTCGGCACCGTTCCACTTGCCCGGAGCGATAAAACCCAAATTTACATATTTACGGCAAGCATCATTGATAACATTAATAATGCTGGTAACGCCAGCTTCAGTCTGCGGCAATTTGCGGCGCTGATACAGCAGGTCCATGACATTAAGAGTAATGTCATTACGCAGCATATCAAGATACAGCACCTCATCAAAGCTCGTGCCATCAGCCATATAGCCCTGCTGCAAAACATCGTATTCCTCGCCACGAGTAATATATACATTACCGTTATGACCTGTAGATTCAGCACTGCCACACACATGGGTTACCTGAGATTCAGACAGGTCATCTGTTTTTACGCCGGGCAGAGTTTTATACGCCAGCGTAAACGCATCACCGGCAAGGCCACGGTTAGCGCCCATCGCGTAGCCCATAGTAGCTGCAACAGCATCAGGAGTATCTGTGTCACCACAATACTGGCCAAAGCTGCGACGGTAGTTTTTATCTTGCAAAGCCTTAAAAATGCTCTTTGCATCACCAGATGCGTCAAGTACGCTTTTATCAGCAGTCGTATACATGTAGACGCTGTCAGGTACAGCGGTCTCGCACCAAGCTGCACAGTCTTTGATATCAACATCTTCTGCGCCCAGATAGCTAAACGGCCACCACTGAGAGTTAGCAGCACGGCAAGCCTCCAGCGTAGCAGTTAGATTCGTATCTTCCGTCCGCTTTACGCCTACCGCCAGCTTGCGCGGGCTGGTCGTAGCAGCAAAATAAAGCTGAGCAGCCTTGTATTCCGGAGACGTTTCTACAAACCCGTCAGTCAGCATTTGAGATGCACTGGTATAAATACGTACCCTTTCATTGCCCGGGATAACCTCAGACTTGCCAATAATTAGGCCAAGGTTAAAGCCCTTGCGAGCAGCAGCCTTAGCAGACAGGTTGATAACCACGTCGACAATCGGAGATAGGTCCAATTTATAAGCCAACTAAATCACCCTTTCTTAATAATAATTTCGCCTGGCTCAAGGATAACATCACTCGTACCAGGCTCGTTTGCTTTAATCGTAACGTTGACTTCTTCAATTGCTTTCACAATAGATTCAACGCTGATCAGTACATTAAAATATAAAGTCAAATCGGCACGCTTCCACCAACGCCCCTGAAATAGTTCAGGCGCATATTGGATGGAATCCTTGCCGGGAATAATATAGATTTTTTGTTTTTTGAGCTTCGGCCGGCCACGCAGCAGCTCAAGGCGAATTTGCAAAAGCGATTCATAGCAGGCAGGTCCATAAGCATTCAGGCGTAGCTGGATGGTACGTGTGCTTGCGCTCTCACGCAAAAAATCACGTCCTTCAGACTGCCAACGCTCATCAATCGGCTGCATGATGTCCTCTGCCGCCTCGGAGCACTGCATAAAGACCACGTTGTCCGTAATCTTCCAGTCAGGAGCACCATCAGCAGGCCACGAGCGGCGTACTGGCGGCGGTAACTGATTAACACTATACCCGAGGATGTCCATCAGCTCTGCCCACATTAAAGATTCAAATTCAGCAATATTTTTAACCAACACCGTCACCATCCAATCGCGTCCCGATAGAACGGTAAAATCCATAATCAATATCAGGGGTAACAGTGAGGATTTTGTAGCGTGCTCCGCGCCATTCAAGCTCATCACTGATGGACTCGCCATTGGTCGCGTGCATCTCAACATTCGTCAAAAACTTCATTGCCCCGGTAACGCGGTCGCCTTCGGGCAATAACTGCAAATCTTTGGGCTGGGCAACGGTAACAATCGCTGCTACCTGCAGCACAATAGGATTGTCTTCATTCCGACCGTAAGCTCCATCGTGCCAGCTCGCAGCGTAGCGTTTGACAGTAATGCGCTGGCAGCCTAAACGCTTGCTGCGCACCACTCTGCCAACATTAACCACGTCAATCACTCCTTACCACATAAACAATAGCCTTACGCAAGGCACCGGTATCAATAAGCGGATTGGTTTTGCCGCCCTTGCCTTTGGTCTTTTTATCTATGGTTTTCGGGGAGTTAGGCGGCCAGCCATTCTCGGCATCCGTAAACCATTTGCGGCAGATGTTCTGCGCCAGCAGGCCTGTGCGTTTGATAAAAGCATCAGCCCCGCTTCCATCGCCAGTCATAGCAGCCTTTACAGCCTTAGCGTATTCTTCTGCAATCTCACGGTGATGCTTGGCAATGGCCGGTTCAATTACAGGACGCGGTGGAGCGTGCCAAAGCGGCGAGCCGTGTGTCTGGACGTAGAGCTGATAAGCCAGACTGTACTCCATGCCCTGATCCATATAGCCCTGCATTTCTTCACGCATGGACCTACGCCGGATGCCATGAGTATGGATGTACAGCAGGCTCGCATTATTGATAGGCTCATCGCCACGAGATGTTTTCTCCTGCGGGATACCCACATAGAGCTTATTAACACGGTTCAAAGCTTGTACTCTGTCCATAAGCCCCTGTAGACCGCCGCTGACCGTCATATGAGAAGTTTTTACACTTACCATACATACATGCCTCCCTTGCCAGCAAAGCGTGCAAGAGTGGCAAACTGCACGCCAAACGCAGTCAACCGAAACGCAGCCCAACCTGCAAGGTCCTGTGATAGGGCTGATGTATCCATACTGTAGGACACGCCATCAGCAGACTCACTCGTAACAACACCAGCGGCCTGAGCTGCGGCAAGGATATCAGCAGCAGGTGCACCCGGGTCTGCAGCAGACTGCATGTAAAGAGTGCACATATGGGCGATGAACAGCCCGATGGCCATCCGCCACATCTTGCCATAACGCTGCTCGCTTACACACGCCTGACCAAGCTCTACAAAGCTGTCCAGCACTATTTCCGGCAACGGCTCAGCAAACTGCGGGTAGAATGCCAGAAAAATCTCCTTGGTGTAGGGAGGATTCTCCTGCGTTTTGATATTGCTCGCCTGAGCAATCAACGGATGGTACATAATGCACCTCCTTATTCGCTTTTATCCTCCGCTTTGCTTTGCTTGGCTTTGGCAACAGCTTCTGCCTCAGCCTTCGGAGTTTTACCATTGACCGGCACAAGGTCGCCAGACTCAACAGCCAGCGCATACAGCGGATCAGTTGCAATCCAATCTGGAGCATCCTCAATTTCCATTCCGCCCTTAGTCAAAAAGCGTTCCGCATCAATGCGTTCAGTACCGTCCTGCTTCACAAAGCCAAAGCGTTTTTTAGTTAAAATAACCATTGATTGTCCTCCTCAAATAAAAAAGCCAGACGATAAACGCCTGGCTAGAATATTGCCTGATCAGATACCGATGTGGTATGCGACAGGTTGGTAATACATGAATTTAACCTGGCCGATTTGCGCTGCAAACAAAGTCAGGATGGCGGCACGCTCAACAGACGGTTGAGTATACGCGCGGGTGATAGGCACAGTCAAATCAAAGTTGACCATATCCTCGTCGTTGACGTAACACATCATAAGGTCTTTTTGACCGGTGCCGGCCTTGATGCACCAACGGCAAGGCTCAATGGTGATAGAGTCGCCCTGCTCTTTAGCAATATTGTTCTGCATCAGATACTCCATAATGGAGATGTTGCCAGCGTCGGAAACCTTCTGCATAGTGATGTAAGCATACTGCTTCGGCGGAATCAGAATATGATTCGGCATGCCTTTCATGTCGTACTCGGATGCAGCCCACGCATCCACCAGCGCATTGTTAATGTCATGCAGGATCTCATCCGCGGTTTTAGTGTTCCATGCGGGAGTGCCATTTGCACCATTACCCACAGTGTAGGTAACAACATTCGGGTCATTCAGCAAGCCAGTAGTACCTGCCTCCTTGAAGCCGTTGTAGACATTGAGGTCAAGAGTTTTGTTGTAGTTAAGTTTAACGCCCTTATCCAGCAAATCTTCCAGATTCCGGCCAATCTGCTTCATCTTCGCCTGGTCAATAAACGGTACCTGCATAGCGTGCATCCAGGTGGATACCTTGAACATGTTCTTGCTGGTGTTGACCTGCATTACAGGGATAGTAGTAGCACCGGGAGCAGTGATACTGTTAGCGTTTGCACCGGAAGTAGCATAGTCAACATCAAAAGTAGAAGTGAATTCTACCCAGCCGCCGCCAGTCTTGGCGACAATATCGCGCTGCCAGGTTACGCTGGTCAGCGGTTCGCGCAGCTTAGGATCAACCTTTTCAAGTTCGCCTGTAATATACGCCATGCCAGAGCTGGCAGCAGCATCCCATGCAGAGCCGCGGAATCTTTTACGACCACCATTCTGCATGGCCAAATTACCCAGATTACGCATACCAGCGTCCGGGCTATAAAAGCCAAATTTTCCAGTTGCCATATTATTTATACCTCCTTATATTACGCAGAAGCACGAGTCAGCAGAGTAACTTCGCAGACACGATTCGCATCCATTGCGCCGCTAGTCCAGCGCATATTCGGAATTTCAATGGTGTTAGTGCTGTCAGCAGCAGCTTCAAAACCACCAATTACGCCATTCGCAATAGAAGTATTAGCTTTAACGCGCACGTAAACTTTACCGTTAGCTTTCGGAGTGCCAACATTACATACAACAGTAGCAGCGCCGCGTTCCAGGACAGACATATACTGACCGGGCTGATACTCGGTTTTGTTTTGCTCTGCATAAGACACTGCCTGCTTAACAACACGCAGCGCAATGCCACACACATCAGCAGCAGTAGTTGCAGCACCAACAGCAGTGTAAGTATTATCGTCTTTAATGCAGACAGCGGCACCAAACGGGATAGCTTCGCTTTCCTCGTTTAACAGACGGCTAGCCACGATATCGTCCGGAGTGCGGGCGTAGTTACCGGGATAGCCAAAATTCATAGAGATACCAATTGCTTTACCACTCATATCATTTTGCCTCCTTAACGATTTTTATAATGCGGATTATATTTTTTTGCAATCTCACGTCCCAGAGCGTAATCATCAGGCTTGCTGTCTTGCGCAACGGAACGACGACGCATCTGCATCAACTCGCCATATTGAGCATCCTGCTGCATAGAGCCTTTGATGAGGATAGCCAGAGAGTCAGCCGCACGTTTGCGCTGAACCTCATTGGGGATAGCGGCAACAGCAGGCTTCAGGTTTTTAATTAAAGCCATAGCTGCGTCACGTGCTTCTTTAGCATTGGGAACACACTCGCCCTCAACATCTTCTTCCGGCGCTGCATCCTGAGCATTGATATCTTCAGGCGGCTCGATTACATCGTCCTCGTCACCGGCAGGAGCAGCAGCAGGTGCTTTGTTTTGGAGCTCTTCCTCCAGCGCGTCCAGAGCGTCCTTTTTAGGCTCAGCAGCAGGCTGCGCAGGGTTCAGCTTAGAGCTGATAGCTTCCAGCGCGTCCTCAATTTTTTTGAAGCGTGCCTCGGTAGCTTCGTCCATTGCTGCAGGTTTATTTTCAGGCTGCGGCACGGCAGCAGGCGCTGGTGTTGCAGGTGTTGCGGGAGCTGCAGGCGCTGGTGTTGAGGGAGCCGCCTGAGCCGGAGCTGGCGCAGGCTGAGGACGCGGTTCAGCGTCAGAGCTACCTGCAAGCTTCGCAGCAGCCTCCATGTCCTCAGGTGTAGTAGATTCGTCGCGAGCCAACGCTCGCAGGATACGTCCAATCAAAGATTTAGACATTTTTGTACCTCCTTTTTTATCGTCGGCAGTATCACGGATGGCCACCTTGTGCCCCGCTCTGCCTCTATCAACAACCGCTACATGGTTACCGCGGATTTCCAGCTGGTCATAGCTGGAGTCACTCGTCGGGTTCCACAAGCAGTCATAGCCGCAAGATATCTCGCGTTTGCCGGCCTCAATCTTATTGATAAGGTCAGCATCGTAAATAACTAAATCAGCGACCAAGCAATTACTCAAGTCGCCATCGCCTCGACGCACATCACGACACACGCCTTTCATGTACCGCCCATAATTATCAGGTGTGACATCTTCTTCCGGATGTTCATCGCATACTGGCTTGCCTTCAAAGCTTGCCACAGCAGCACGGTCAAAGACTTCAGCTTCAGGACGCTGAACATTATAAATGCCATCAGCGACCGGACCGCCGAACTCGCAGCCTCGATACTGCTGCGTACCTGTACGAGCAATCGGAACGTCCTTGCAGATCAGAAAGCCTTCTGGCGTTTTAAGGATGTGGTCGGAGATTCGTGAGCCAAAATATGCCTTGCTCATAGCTCACCTCCAGGTAGTAATCGTTTGAATTGTTTTATGCCCATGCGCTCGATTTTGCCGTTGCGGTAAACCTTTGCAGGCCACGCCACCTGGTCAAACCTGATAAGCGGTTCAGGATAACAGCGACAATTGTAAATGTTGCCCGCATGGTAATACCCCTGCGACTTCTCATGGTTGAGTAACTCCGGTGCCGGTGCTTCGTTCCAAGGGATAATCACGCCATCCATATGAGCATGAGCAGAACGCACACGAGAGTCCTCGCTTGTCCGCCAGACGTACCACTCAAGCCCTGCCTCAGCAGCACGCACCTGCGTCAGAGCCGTGCTGGCTTTAGACGTTTCCGTGCGGGCGATGAGCCTTGCATGAGCTTCGGTTATATGCGGGTACTCTTTGAGGATATCGTCTATCATCGCTTCCGGTCGCAAGCCTTGCTCATAACCTTCTGCGACTTTGTGAGCCACCCTATCAGCCAGCGTGAGCGGCATAGAGCGGATTAATTCAGCGTTGCGACTGATTATACCCTCGTACACTTTTGCGACGCGTGGCGAGGCAAGCTCGCGCTGTAGAGCAGTGCGAATGATTCGCCCCTTGCTGCCCTCGGCTGCTGCGGCACGCCACGTCTTATGCCCGTCGCGGAACAGATGCGTAGCCATCGAGCGTGCGATTTGGTCGCAGGCACGAATAAAAGTCGGCGAACGAGCTAGCCGACGCATTATGTCAGCAATAAAAAAAGGACTGGCAACGTGAGATAATTCACGCTTCAGTCCTTGCATTAGGCGGTCAATGGCGCTGGCATAAGAGCGCTCAATGACTCGCGGCATTTTAAATTTTTTCATAATTTATCCAATCATTAGCCCTCTTCCTCTTGCGGTCCCCACTTATAGCTCCATTTTTTCCACCATTTACGTAATAGCCCTTCACCTAATGGGCCGCCGCCAACCATGCCGTTTTGCACATCTTTGTCTGCCTTGGCAAAAGCTTCCTGGGCGCTCATACCCTGACGCATATCATTTATAATCCAGCCAATAACTATCTTGTGTTCTCCGTTTTTTTCAGCTTTCTCTAAGCCTTCCATAAGCTTAATATTCTGTTCATGCTCCCATTTAGACTCGCCCTGAATCGCCTCAGCAGCCTGACGGAGTGGAGATTTTATCTCGCCATGCTTAAATTCATAATCGTCTTGGTCATTAAGCATAGACTCCATATCATCCAGCTGTTCCATAACCTTGTCAAAATTTTTGGGATTTTCATCATAACCACGAATGTCATCTTCGTTTTCGATTAAATGCTGACGTACAGATTTCAAGACTTCACGCATATCATTTTCATCTTCACGCGCATCACGGAAAGCATCGGCAGCTTCAAGTGCAGCAATGTTTCCTTGCTCATTGCCCCATTCTTCCATTTTACTGGCAACATGCTGTTCAGAACGACTGTAGCCGTACTTACTACCGCTTTCAGTTCCACCACCAGCACTGCCACTACCTGAAGTAAACTGTCCGTTTTCAGCACGCGGATGCTTATCTTCCTCCCATTCAGCATCATAAGCACGCAGACGTTCCAGATTAAGCTTTGTTTTATCCATGACACTAACCTCCGTAATTTTTAGTGTGTACATATTAACTCTCATGCATAATTATTGCAAGTCATTTATTGCAACAAAAAAGCGCAGCCAGAAAAATTCTAACTACGCTTAAGGAATTAAATTTTCGAACCATTCATGATATCTTGCCATTTACAAGCTAAAGCACAACGCTCACTTATTGGAGCGTTCTCATCATTTACATCCCTGAGTTCTTCAAGTTCAATTTCTACCATTTTGTCAAAAATTGCTTCTTGTTCTTCTGGCGATAAATTATACGCTTCTTCAATAGTCACGCCTGTTTCTCGCTCAAAGAATTCAATTAGTTTTTTTAGCATTTTTAGCCTCCAAAAATATTGCTCCAAGAGAAGTTTTAAAATTTTGTGTAGACTTATTGATAACCGTTTTTAAGCCTCCACTCTTAGTAACACAAACTTTTATCCCGTTTGAAGAGTAAATATAACCTCCGTATTGATTATCAACAGCTCTCTCTCCATTTTTGATGGTATCCTTTATTTCTTCCGCATTTATTCCACGCTCCCACATACGGTCAAAAACATGTTTACTTATCCAACGCACACGTCCCAACTGCTTAATTTCCGCATTCATCAATAATGGCCTGTTCTGTTTAACAAACCATTCTGGAGCTGTTGTTTCTTTAGTGCTGATTGTAGCATTATTTTTGCTTTCTTGCAAGTTATTTGTTCTTCCAGCCCCACCGCCAACACCATCGGCTTCACAAAACCGTCCATTCTCAGGACTATGATGTGAATTAAAATCATTAGCCTCACTCCAGAAAGTAGCATCTGCATTTTTTACTTGCCTAGCATAAGCAGGTGCCTGCGGTTCAAGTGATTCTTCTCCGCCAAACATTCCGCCCATCTCGCCAGGCGGCTCCACAGAGTCAGATGCGCGCTCGATGTCCTCATCGGTGATGTTCGTCCAGACACCGGTGCGCTCGCTCTGCTGCTTCAGCTCCTTCAGGGCAGTGCGCTGAGAGATAAGACCAGCATTGTAGGCAGCCACAACATTGTCTGTGCCACACTTGGCAAGGTCGGCGCGCTCTTTATCCGTAGGCTCTGCAACCGGGTCAAATTCAAAGTCAAAGTCGTCCGGCAGGCTGCCTAGCGTCGAGATAATGAACGGCGGGAGCACTTTGTTCAAGATAGGACGCAGATAAGACTCCTGCTTCTCAGCTATCATGTCGTAGTAGTTCTGTAGGTCACTCTCGCCTGTAGCATTAAGACCGGAGGGCGAGCGCCCGAACAGACGCGTCACCGGAATTTCAGCAGCGCCACTGATATCCATGATAAACTGCTGATAGCAGTCAGCAAGGCCGCCGAAAGTATACTGGTGCGTTTCCAGACCATCTGCAGCATCCATGACCTGCATACCCATATTGTTCAGCAGCATGTTTTGCGCTTCCAGCGTTCGCAGCAGCTCAGCCTGCGACTCGTTGTCCGTTGCCGCCAGAAGCTGACCTAAGTCCTGCATTTTAAGAACGCGGATATTCGCCATGAAGGTCAACTGCGCAATGTTCCAGCTCACATTGTCACGCTTACGCAGCTCATCAAAAATTGACTCAACGACAGACGCGCCCCACTGCATCTCTGCTATTTCCTCCCAGAACGGAAGCGTATTGCCAGTGAAGCGAATTACCCTGCTATGATGAATCTTTACAGAGCCACCACCGGCAGGATCAGTCACAGTGTAATACTTTGGGAAACCATAATCAGGATCACTAATATCTTCGATGAGTTCGCTGGATGGGTTAACTCCGTTCCACCGGTCGAAAATGAGCAGCCCTGCGAAGTCCCCAGGCATTATCCAGTCAAGCTGCAGCGGTTGGCTAAGGTCGTAGCCTTGGTGTTTGACCAGCATCACGCCTAACGCGCCACCGTAGAGCCTGCCCCACTGCATGCCACGCTTAATCTTGTCAATGAGCTGAGTACGGCGTAGAGTAAGACTGAGCCGCTTCTCTACATCGGGATCCAGACCGCTCGTAATAGTTATCCAGTTTTTGAGCATGTCCGCCGGGATAACGTCGATGATGCGACGGACAATCCAGCTCTCACGATAGAGAGCATTTAGAGTATTAAAATCACGCGACATGCGCTGCAGACTGTACTCCGTGCCTTCCAGCAGGTTCGGAGTGCCTGCGCCCAAGCGAGCCAGCACATTGCTAAAGGCGTCGAGCGCCCTGCTACGTATTGGCTGCGGCTCAGGAGCTTTGTCAAGGGCGCGCCTGCGTTTTCTTTTAGACATTTGCTATCCTCCTTGGCCTGATGACTGTTGATACATAGTAGCGCACCGCATCAGGCGCATGGTCAGCTACTTTAATAGGTTTCTCCTTGCCGGACTGCTGCAGAGCCTTGTCGTCCCAACAATAGGACTGCATCTCCTTCAGCGTGTGCACTAAGCCACAATAAAAATGGATGCGGCGACGGGTTAGCAGCGTATTCACCTTGCGTATACCCTCAATGACGTCATTGTCAGCGTTGATTGTTTCCACCGTCTCCTTCGCACGCAGCCCACGATTACGTAGCTCAATTTTAAAGCTTGCTGCAGATGGATCTATGACCACATTTGTCGGCCACAGCTCCACGCCACGCACGAAATCAAGCAGGTCGTCGGCGTATTGGCTGTTGTCCTTCTCCTTTTCCTCGGCGCGACTGTCCCAATAATACTCGCGGATGAACCACAGGTCGCGCCCATCATCAAGCACGTCCAGATACACCATCGGGTTCACGGTGCCATAGTCAATCGTGATGGAGCGCTTCATGATGTGCAGATTTTTGAGCAAATACTCCAGCTGGTCATCACCAAAAAGCAGCTCATCACTCCACGCATCACGATAGATAGCCCCCTGCGCCATTACCCACTCGCCTAGAATGAAGCGTCGATAGAACACACCGGAATACATTGTCCGGTAACGCTCACGCACCTCGTCGGATAGCGACGGATTGTCGTCCATTAGGAAATGGATATGCAGCAAGCGCTTCTCGTCGCACTTCTCAATCCAGCGTAGCAGGAACCAGTGCATCGGGCTATCCGGGTTACAGTTAAACCACAGCTTAGCGCCCGGCACAGAGCAGCGGCCAGATGCCTGATTAACGAATGACTCCGGCATGAGCGCAACCTCATCGCAAAACAGGCCAGCCAAAGTAATGCCTTGAATGAGGTCCTGCGAGGATTCGTCGCGGCCGCCGAACACGTAAAAGTAATTCAGCTTCATTGTGCTGCCTTGCTTGCGAGCCAGCACAATAAGGTTCTCCGTGCGTGATTCTTCCACCTGATAGCCACGCACCAGCAATACAGGCTTGAGCCATTTCCAAACGTTACGCCTGAAGCTGCCTACGGTTTTACCGCACATAGCAAAGTTCTGGCCATCGTAGGTATCCATAGCCCAAATAACAAAAGAGACGGCCATCGCTACTGTTTTACCAGCGCGGATGGAACCGTCAGCTATAATACCATTGTAAACGTGGTAGGGAGAGTCCTCACACCACCACGTTAAGATTTGCATTTGTTTTTTACTAAACTCGTAGAACTTGATAACAGGTTTGATAATACTGCGCAGCCTGCCAACGATGCCCATTATTTCCACACATCCTTTGCACTGCGTTTGATTGCGTCGGTGAAACCATCGTCCTCATATTGAGACTGCTCTTCGGCATCCTTAAGAATTTTCTGCCCTGCAGTATCACGCAGGAACGTCGCCGCCTTGGTATTGCCCTGCATAGCAAGCACGACCTGACCTAGCAGCACAGCCTGCTCAACGGTTACATTGATTTTACCGTTCAGCAGGTTAATCTTGCCGTTCGGCCCCATCAGGTCACCCAGGCACTCAACATTCTTCAGCTCGCCACGCTTGAGCGGCATCTGCAGCAGGTCATCAAGGACCTCACGCATAGCACGTTTGCGGCGGCGAGCTTCACCAGACGCGCGACCAGCTGCAGCAGCTAATTCTTGACGCTTCTTCGGCGTTCGCTCGGCGTTAACGCCCAAAACGTTCTCAGGATTCGGCACTGATTACCTCAGGCGTCCTGCCGGTAAGAGCTTCCCAACGCTTAACGATGACATCGCAGTACACAGGATCAAGCTCCATGCTGTAGCATTGGCGGTTGATTTGCTCGCAGGCAATGAGCGTGGAGCCAGAGCCACCAAATAAATCAAGCACAGAATCCCCTTGCTGACAGCTGTTCTTGATGCACTTAGCACAGAGGGCAATCGGCTTCATGGTGGGATGCTCGGCGTTGCGCGTGGGCTTGTCAACATGGATTACGCTGTTGACCTCTTCTGTGTCCACAGCCTCCACATTGTCGGCGCGCAGACAAACAGTCTTAAGCCCGATGCTGATGTGAATGAGCTGATGCCCATCGGCATCATAGCCAACCTCCACCGGATAGTTGTCGGGAATGACCGTTGACAGCTTGCGGCCACCAAAAAAGCGGTGCTTTGCGCCAGGCTTCCATCCATAAAGGATAGGCTCATGCTGCCATTGGTAATCTTGCCGTCCCAGCGTAAATGTGTTCTTACACCAGACAAGGTCCTGCTTCAGCAGCAGACCGGCATCGACAATAGCCTGCCGGAATTCGACAGCACTGCGACTAGCGTAGCAAACATAAAAGGACGCGCCGGGCTTCATCGCTGCAAAATAATTATCAAACACTGCATCTAAAAAGTTTTTGAATTCAGCCTCACTCATCGAATCGTTTTTAATGGTGAGCTTTTCTTTCGTTCCGCCTTGGTAAGCGACATTGTAGGGAGGATCAGTAAAGACCATGTCAACCATTTGCCCCCCCAATAAACGTGCTACATCAGTACGATTTGTTGAATCACCACATAATAAGCGATGGTTTCCAAGCTGATAAAGAGTACCAGGAGTCGTGATGGTGTTCTGCTTGGCAGCCTCGTGCGCTGCATCCACATCAAAAGCATCCTCTTCCGGTTCAGGCTCCGGCATGTCGAAGCCAAAGTCGCCCATGTCTATACCTTTGATGTCGAGCAGCTCGCTGTTGAGCATATCCATGTCCCAGTTCGCAAACTCGGCGGTTTTATTATCTGCCAGACGGAACGCCTTAATCTGCTCCGGCGTAAGGTCATCAGCCATCACGCACGGCACAGTCTTCATCTTAAGTCGTTTAGCAGCACGCAGACGCGTATGACCACAGACAATAACATTGTCCTTGTCAATAACAATGGGCTGCTTCCAGCCGAACTCCTTCAGTGATTCCATAACCGGCTTCACGGCTTTGTCATTACGCCGTGGATTGTTTTTATACGGAACCACATCGCCGATGGGCATATCAATTATTTTCATAACAACCTCCTGATTGGTTGGTGCCCGGAATACCGCTGAGGATTTGAGAATAATAAGGGATGTCCCGTCCCTTAGGTTACGGCTTCCGGGCATAAAAAAAGCGCCCAGCTAAAAAGCCAGACGCTACATAAACAAAAAAGAACCCGGAATCTAGTACCTAACAATAAGCTACCGCATCCAAAGTTCCTCTCAAAAAAAGTATCGAATGTTCGAGTACCATCAGAAATTGCATCACTCTCAATCGAATTTTATCGACACTTCTCCACGGTTTTTATTATACCATAAAAATCACCGCTTTTTCTCACGTCTTTGTGAACTCTTTGTGAATTTTAAAGAAAAATAAGACCGCCCACCATCTGATGAGCAGTCGTTGAATTATTTGGCATTAAACACTACGCTATAACCAGCCTGGCGCTGCAGCTCATCCATAGCTGCCTGCTGCGTCGGCGTAAAGCCCTGGTCTACAACTTCCAGACGTTCACGGAATGTCTCAGCGAAGAATTTCAGACGCTGGTCCTTGCGCTGCAGACCACCGAAATCATTCCAGAGGATATCAATCGCAACAGCCAGCACGCGATAGATAGCCTGCTCGGACACAGCCTGGCACATGCGCTCATATTTAAAGCCTGCCACCGGCGCAGGATTGCGGCGCTTAAGTTTACGTTTACTGCTCATCAAGGTCACTCCTTCACTTGTGCAAGCCATTCCTTGTGCTTCTTGACCATGTACAACATAATCAGACCATAGACCACCATGTCGCGCAAGGATTCTTCCGTTTTGTCAGCAATACCATGGTCGTAGAGGAAAGCAATGTGCTTGTTCAGATATCCTTGAGCCACCTCGTACATCTTCTCGTAGCTGGCATCGTGATGCTCCAGCAAAGCGCCAGTGCGGAAGTTTGACAGCGGATCATCACCAGCAGCATACTGCTCATGTTTGTCTGCGAATAAATCACCTATGCGTTCAAGCTCGTCATCAATAAACGATGTAAATTCTTCAGATTCAGTCATAATAATCCTCCCAAAACAATTCCTGCTGATTCTCAATTTCTTCAAGAGATTTTAACATGTTGCAGTTTTCGCTTACAATTGATACTCCACACCCAGTTCTTTAGCCACGGCAGGCAGTGCTGCCTGCGCTTCTTTCTTTGTGTGGAACACCCAGCCAACCTTATAGAATGCAAAATCAAGGGGGCTATCATCCCAAGTGTACCAAGTCACCATCCATGCGCCGGGACGAAACGACCAGTATTTTTCGCCTTTCTTCGGCTTCCACGGTAGTTTGATTATTTTGCTCACACCAGTCAATAAATCAACAAAATTGCATGAAGCAAGCGTCACCCATATACGGTCGTTTTCAGCAAAGTCAAAACGTTCCATCTCAAGTCCGTTTACGCCGAGTCGAAAAACTACATCTTCATCCATGCCCTCAATTTTAAAAATTTCGTACATCTCCACGCCCAGCATCTTGGCGATTTCTGGGATTAAATTTTTACTCATCTTTAACAACCTCCACGCCGCCACGCAGTAAAGCCAGAAAAATACGCATCTGCATGGGCTGATTACCAATGCTTACCCAATAGCAGCACTGGCTCGGACGATACTCCAAATCATCAGCGATAAAACGGTACTGCGCCGGATACGGCTCACCATGCATCGGCTTCAGGCAGAACACCTTGCCAAGCGGCAGCGCTAACTGTTTAGCAAGCACCGGATACAAACTAATCATAATATTGTTCCCCCTTCTGTCTTTAAAATTACATACAAACGGCATTTTCTGTGGCCCTTCTGTAGCATAAATATTGTTAAACGCTTAATATAAAACCACGAGAACGGCGAAGGGAATGGCGAAAAGTGTTTTTTCTTTACTATTATCTGCTCCCAACGCAGCCGATTATGGCAAACAAGCTTCGCTTTACGAAAAATTAAACGCCTTAAACAATCATCCATGACTATCAACTACCTCCTTCAATCTTTCGCCTATCGCCTTGGCAACATTCACTGTCACGCTGTTGCCAGCTTGCTTATATAGCTGCGTATTGCTAATGCCTGCTGCTTTAGCCTTATCAAAATATTCGTCTGGGAAACCTTGAAGTCTCCAGCACTCTCGCGGAGTAAGGCGACGGATACGGATGTTGTTAGCCAACAAATTGTTTTCCTGCCAAGCGCTTATCGATAACGCAGGAGCTATATCGTGCATGCCGCCTTTGTTGTATCCGCGCGGACGCTGGTATATTGCTACGCCGTGTCTGTCCTGCGCTGTTAAAGTAAAACTAGGCTCGCCAGGCTCTTTTATTCGTCTGCCGTTCTGCCGTTTCTTTTCTCGGTCTGGCGTTAGCACTGCGCAGCAGGTCTGCTTACGTGTTAAATTGTCTCTGCAACCAGTGTCAATGGTCGGAGCTACATCAATCTGCTTTTGCAGTTTCTGTCCTCTTATACTCATGCAGACAACAGCATTGCCCTTGTTTCTGCTAATGCCTTTATAATCACGTGCAACGCACGGTGATGCTATACCTGTTTCGTTTTCGGTAATTTTCAAGCCACACACACCGCCTGTTGAGCCATACGGCTTTAGCACTTTCACAGCATACAGTCCTGTTTTCCCACCTTGTCCGCCGCTTTCGCCTTTTAGCGTTCTTGCGAGTCCGTCGCTTTCATAGATTCTTTGAGCATCGCTAACACCCTGAGTTATTTCTTTGAGTTCGCAAGAATTCTCGCCGTCTGTTCGTCTGAGAGGAAATATTTCTCGTCCACTGATGTTTCCAAGATAGCAGACAATGAACACGCGCGCCCTGTTTTGGGGAACGCCGTAGTCTTTGCTGTTGAGAGTGTCCCATTGGAGAGAGTACCCGTACCCCCCCCACTTCAATGAGCAGTCTAAGGAAGTCAAATCCATTTCCAATGCTAAGTAAATTTTTAACATTTTCAATGAGTAACCATCGGGGTCTATCTTCTTGCCTACGGCCGGCAAGCAGTCGCATAATTTCGTAAAACAATCCGCTTCGCTCACCTTCTTGCAGGCCTTTTTGCTTGCCTGCGACGCTGATGTCTTGGCATGGGAAGCCGAAGCACCAGAGGTCGGCGGCTGGAACATCATAAGGCTTAGTTGCTCGAACATCATGCGATTCCCACTCTCCTTCCGTATCGTACATAGCTTTATACGCCGTCCTGGCGTACTTATCAAACTCACAGAAGCCGACGCATTTATGCCCTGCCTGTTCCAAGCCGAGCCGAATGCCGCCTATCCCCGCGAAAAAATCTACGAATTTCACATCAACGCCTCCGCTCCATATAACATCAACGCCAGCTGCCGCACCAGGCGCGTACGCCTGCGCTGGATGGTCGAGAGCGACACCCCTTCACGCAGGGCCACATCTTCTAAAGCCCAGCCGAAAACATACACCTGACGGATGATATCAACAGCGTCTGTACCCTCGCTGATTTCCAGCCGGTCAAGGATGCGGTTGATTTTAGCAACTTCCGCCTGATCGCGCGCCAGCTTGACTTCTACAGCCATAATGCGTGCCTGCTGCTTCTCTTCGGGCGTCAGGCGAGAACTTGCGCCGCCCCAGCAGGTAATGTCTTTAGATTTTTCTGTGACACGCTCCGCCTTCAGGTCACGGATATCAAGCTTGTACTGCTCAATGTTCGCGCGCAGCGTCGAGTAAGCATACAGCCGTGCTTCCGTTGCCTTGTAGCAATCCTGCGGCTTAGGCTGGCTATTTAAGGCAGCCAGCGTCGCTACAACAGTGTCATGGATCAGTTTTTTGTTGTCCACCTGCGCCACCTCCTATGTGTAAAAATAAATTAAGCAACAGCTCAGAGTGGGGAGCAAGCAGCTCCCTCGCCTCCTGCTGAGTCACCGTCGCCTTGTTAGCCATGACCAGGCGCAGCCCGAAGCGTGCACTAGGCAACAGCTCTGCTCCGGCAAAGCGCAGACCGATGAGCTTAACATACAGCTTATGGTCATGGCGGGCAGCACTTGGTAGCAGCTGCCCCCAGAACTCGCTGTCGGTACAATCAGGCCACGGATCACTTACCACGCTGCCTAAGCTTAACCAACCAGCCATGGATATACTCCCCCATCTTCTGACGCAGGTTGTCCGTCATCTCGCAAATCGCCAACGCCTCCTCGGAGCTGCGTGCGATACCGGCATTGGCTCCCGCTGCCAGCATCGCCAGCAGGAACACACACTGCTGCTGCGTCGGTTTGCCGGTTGCCGTCTTGCACTCGATAAAGATTGCCTTGCCAGACGGATACGCCACGCCAGACAAATCGCTGTAGCCTTGCGGCGGGCCACTTTTGAACCAACGGCTACGCTTGTTCTCGAGTTCGAGCGTCGCCTGCGTCGGCTGCGTGCGGTACAGATAGCCTTCGCCAACATTGACGCGGAAAATCTTGTGCCCTGCAGCAGACACCGCGACCTCAATCTCCTTCATGATTTGAGCTTCAGATTTATTCAAACTTTAACCTCCTGTATTCATCCTGACGCAGCAGGCGGATAGCTGCACTGCGGTACCGTTCCGGTACTGCCAGCCCCAGCTGCACCGCTTTGTGTAGCGACCAGGCGAACTTAAAAATCTTTCCATCAGCACGTTTGTGCGTCGAGCGGAACAGCTCCAGCTGCGCCCATGACTTACACTCGATGTGTTTACTATACGGCATGCGCGCGACTTCCTGCAGGATGATGTCCTCCACGACCTCCGGACCTTCGCGCTCTTCTTTCTCCCACACGTAATGACAGAGAGGGCACTCGGTGACCGCTGACTTGACCACGGCAAAGCAATTCGGGCACTGCTTAACGCTGAGCTCCTGCTTTTTTTTCTTGGCTTTGGATTCCAGCGACCACTCTCGCACGTCATCCGGCAGACCGTGCCGGGTGAAATTGCCCACATGGTCCAGGATCAGCGCAACCTTATCCGGATTGTTGGGATTAGTACGCATCGACCGCATCGACTGCTGGATATGCAGCGTGAGCGACTTGGTAGGCCGCATCAGCACCACGCAATCACAGTCAGGTACGTCAAAGCCCTCGCCAAACAAATCAACGTTGCAAAGGACCGTGACCTCACCGCGTCGGAACCCCTCTACGGCGGCCTGTCTTTGCGCCTGCGGCGTCGTTCCGTCAAGGTGCATAGCATTTATCCCCTGCTCCCTGAAAGCGGCCGCTGTGCCCTCGCTGGTGGCGATAGACGAGCAGTACACAATGGTCTGCTTGCCCTTGGCCAGCTGCAGCCAGTTCTCGACGGCACTGCCAAAGATGGCACGCTTATTCATAAGTGCTTCAATTTCAGCCTTGTCGTAGTCGCCGCGTTTAGTATGCAGCTTGCTGGCATCCGCCAGCTGCACGCCGTAGTATTTGTAGGGAGCCAGATAATGGTTCTGGATGAGCCACTCGGTGCTCACTGACTCGATGAGCTCTTCAAAGACCGCTCCCAGACCGCCCTCGTTCATGCGCTGCGGGGTAGCCGTGAACCCTAAGACGACAGCGCCCGGAAAATGCTGTAGGATGGACAAATAGCTCTGCGACAGGATGTGGTGCGCCTCGTCGACCAGAATCAACTTCGGTTCCGGCGTTTTGGCCAGCCTGCGACAGACCGTCTGTACCATGCCTACGGTACAAAGCGAGAAGTCTACGCCGCATGCAGCAAAAGTATTGGTAATCTGCTGGCACAGCTCTTTGCGGTGGACCACAAACAGCACTCTGTTGCCGCGTGCCGTGGCGCTGGCGGCGATGTTGCCCTGAATAACGCTCTTACCACCGCCACAGCCCAACACTGCACACACGCTGTGCCGCCCCTGACCGATTGCTCTGCGGATATTATCCACCAGCTCCTGCTGGTAGGGACGCAGCGGAATCATTTTACCGTCGGCTCCCACTTGTCGCAGCCATCGCAATGGTCACAGGCGCTGGTATCGCGATTAGCGCAGTCATTGCACATAGGATCACGCACCTGCAGGGGACGGTGACAGTCCTGAGGAATGGCTTTAACGTCGACAGTTACTTCATCAGCCTCAGACTCCTGCTCCGCGAACATGTCCTGCTCGCCGCCGCAAGGCTTCAGGACGAACTCCCCGAGGTCTTCGTCGTATTCCAGATACGTGTTAGGCAGGGATACAGCACCGGCATTCTCCAGCTTCTCCGTGTAATTGGCGGTAGTTTTATGTTTAAACAGCGGTACAGAAATGTCCTTACCCATTGTTTCAGAATAGGTTTCGGTCAAGCTGACGGACAGCTTCATGCTGATAGATCCATCAGCAATACGGCCAGCAAAGAGCTTCTCCAGCAGCTGCTGCAGCAGCTCATCAAAATCGGCCTTCATGCCCTTAAAGGTGTCAGACTCAAGATTCAACATCAGATATTGCTTATTCATGGTTAGCCTCCTGCTGCAGATACATGCGGATATACGCGTTGATTTTCAGGAGATTGTCAGTGTCACCGGATGCGGCAAAGTCATCAACAAGCGCGGTCAGCATTGCTGACAGCTTAGTGTTCTTGCTCGCTGCATGCTGCGGCTCGTTTTGAAGCGGGCGATTGCGATAGCTATAACGCATTGCATCAACAGCAGACTCCGACACCTTGAGGATAGCGCAACGCGGGTACTGCATGGTTGCAGCTTCTTCTACTTCATCCAGGCGGTTCGCCATCAAGGTCATATACGCTTGCGCGTCTTCCTTATTGCCACTGACGTAGAAGCAAGGTTCAAAATCATAACCGATGCAGTGTGCCACAACATAGAACACGCCCTCATCACAGAGGATTCTTAAGGCACCTATATTCTTGGAGTTCACATAATCTCCGCGTTTAGTTTTGATATACATTTACATACCTCCTAACTTCTGCAGCGCCCATACAGCACCGCAACCAACTAACACCGTCAGGCTCACTATCCACACAATGCTGATCAGCACTGCAAACACCAGACAGATTTTATTTAACATCACATTTCACCCCATTGACTTTGCACGCAAACTGGGCGAGGCAAACAGCAGCTTTGACAAAAGCCTGTGCCACCATCATACAGCAGCATCCCACTGCCATAACCAACCCTGCAATAAAGTCACGTAACATGGTACTCAAAATTTTAAATAACATCGTTTCCCTCCTTTAGCTGACCTTTTGAGGTTAGCTCGCTAACCTTCCAGATAACCTTTTAAAACCCTATAAGCCGCATGGTTGAGCGATTTTTCAGTTTTAGCTAACAAGCTAACGTCATTTTTGAAAGAATATCGATATATATTATTTTTATTTCCGCCCTAGTCTAAAGCGGAAAACTCCATACGTATACATCTAATTATGTTAGCTAATGTTATTATGTTAGCTAAAGGTTTATAAGCCGCATGGTTGAGCCATTTTTTAGCTAACCTTTAGCTAACATTGCTAACCTTTTACATAAAGAGCAACATAATTTGCTCTAACATGATTCAGGGAATATAGTCCGTAAAACCTTCCCTGTGTCGTTTTCAGCAGATGACCTGCTTCAGCCCATTTTTTCTTTAGAGCAGCATAGTCAAAACCTTTCTTTTCTAATTCTTCCTCAAGAACGGTTTTATTAATTAGGATTACGCCATTATTCTTACGTCTGCCCCAGTAAGCATATCCGGCAAAATCGTGAAATTCAGTATCGAATTTGTCGGCGTTGGCACCGATGACGTCAACAATAAGGTTAAATGCCCGCTCGCTCACATCAACTTCAGCCTTGCTCTTAACGAAGCCAACTATATCCTCCGGCGACAGCACATCGCCAGGATCACCAAAGATAGCCTTGCTCGCAATAGCATCTGCCTGCAGCATGAGAGCCATCGCCATGGCCTGTTTCTCGGTCGTATCCGTTACTTCCAGCACCAGACGCATAATCTCATTGTAATCAGCCGCAAGATTCTTCCCTTCCAGCGCTTCGATAAACGCCCTGCCTGCACAGCCAAAGTGCTGCGTGATAAAATTAACCACAGCATTGCCGTTTTTAATTATCTGCTGGTCGCACTCTACCTCGACGACGCGGTTTTTTACACCGCCGCCGGACTGAGACTTCGTGCAGGGCTCTTCGCCGGTAAAAACAAAGCTGTTTAGCCAGGACTTCTGCCGTTGGAAGGTCGCGTTCGTCATACGACCGCGGTCGAGACCTTCAGTGACGCGCATGATCAGCGTGTCATAATTTTCAAAGCGGCTTTTAATCGTCTGTAGCTCATCGCCAAAGAACGGCAGGTTACGCAGGATAGACGCCGTACTCATCATAGAGTTGACCGTCATATTCATGGTCCGCACCAGCTTGCCCATGCCCGGATTACCCCAGACAGACGCAGCCACCATCATGGCCACGGTCTTGCCGCTGCCGGTGCCGCCCCAAAGGTGCAAAACAAATGGCAGCGCAGATACGCGCTCGACCAGCACGCTCGCAAACGATGCCGCCAGGATCAGGCGCATGTACAGGTTCTGCCGGAGCAGTGCGACGTAGGCCGCCCATTCCTCCAGCGTGCCTTTACTTGAGACTGCCTGCACCAGAGATTTGTACTGCTCCTCGCAGTCCAGCTTGACCTCGTCCGTGTACGGCACAAAGCCTGCATCGGACCAACCCATGTGGTCAATCGACTTCACCCGCGGCAGGATGTCCGGGTTCATAGCGATGACCTCTGCCAGATACTTCACCAGCAGACCGGCGTTGTCGCTGTTGACTTCAACGCCATTGTCTGCCAGCAGGATTATTTTGTTTTTGTTGGCTAACGTGGAGCGCGGGACCACTACGCTCTGCCAGCCGCCATTTTTAAAATACGCAAGCCGGATTTTTTCCGTTTCATCCTCCACGTTCACCAGCAGCTCCGTCGGCATAATGGGAATGGGACTTGCGTATTCGTTTTTATATTCTGTCCCGACCTGTACCGCTCGATACACGCCATTAATTGATGTGTTCCAGTTACCGCACCGCAAGGCAAACAGCTGCTGCGGAAATTTGGTCAGATTATCTGACCTTATACCCTTAGCTGCCTGCTGCTGCAGGTACGCCTTCCAGCAGCTCTCAAACTCCCTCTTGCAGCACAGCTCCCCAGCGCGAAACCTCGCCATGGAAAGCACCTGCTGACGCTTGGACGGCTCTGTGAGCGCCGCTATCGCCTCCAGAAGCGCCTCATCGATAAGGCTGAACCTGTCGCACCCTTCAAAGAATTCTCTGTCCAGAGAGAGAACGACAGGCCACTCGTAGCCTTCAATAGCTTCGGCTGTTCCTCCGGCTGCAAAGTAGTCCGCGATATCACCTTTAGGCGGGCATTCAGGCCACAGCTTTGTGATATCCATGACCTTCGCGCCTTGCCAGGCTGCAGCATAATCGGTGCCCTTCTCATCGTTGTCCGGGATGACGATACGCTCTGCATAAGATTCCAGCAGCGCCTTGTCCGTCGAGCTCAGCTTGATGGCCTTCTGGGCTCCGGTATTGCTGGTGGTCGCCAGCAGCCCGTGCTGCGTCATGGCGTCGGCGCACTTCTCACCCTCGACGATGTATAACCTTGTGCTCTGATGCATTGCTAGTGAATCTAAGTTGTAAAGGTTATTACAATTCTCGGGTTTAGAGTACACCGTGCGCCCTTCGGCATTCACATAGGCAAAGCTGAAAACCTTGTGCCCATCGGCCCATTTACGGCGGCGCTTGTAATAAGCTTCAGTGCCGTCCGGGTTCCTGTAGACATGGCGGTAATCTTCAATAGGTTTTGTCGTCTTGTAATCTACAGGCTCCGGCTCTGCAGGCTTCGCTCCAAGACGGCGGAACTCTCGCAGGATGTCCGCACCGGGAGCGTTGCACTTCTGGCAATATACCAGAAGTGTGCCGCCCTTTTCGTCTATGTGCAGATGATCTGCCTTACCGCACAAGGGACAGGTAGCGGTAACATGTCCGCCCGGCTTTGTTTTTACACCGGTTAAAAAGGGGCGAATATCGTCCAGGTGCAGCTCGGACTTAGAAAGGGATGTCTTCATCACTGAGCGGTACGTTAGCACCGTAGCTGTCCATGCTGGAGACAGGAGCTGCGACCGGAACTGCTGCAGTGTCTACCTTTTTAAGTTCCGGAATCTCGAAGTCGCCCTTCTGGATGCGCTCTACGGAACAGAGCTGCGCTACCTTCAGACGCACACGGAGCTTGTCGTTCCAGACGTACTCTTCCTGCCCCAGCACAGCACCGACGACCATGCCGCAGAACTGCTGCTCGTCACCAGCAAAGCGGTCTGCTACAAAGCCGGAGTTTCCGCTCTTTTCTAACGCCACCAAAAACGATTTGAAGAAGCCACGCGCAGAATCTTTATAGCTGCGGATAAAGCTGAACAGCGGGATTTTGTCACCGCTGCGTTCCTTGCGCTGGCCATAGTAACCAATAAACTGCTCGTTTGCTTTATCAGCTACACCTGCAATGTCGCAATAGATTTTCAGGTACTCCTTGTCTGCATGGTCTTCTACAGAGCAGATGGCCAGTACATAACCACCAGCAGGCGGCGCTGCGTAGCCTTCACTCGCAGCTTCAACATTTCCCCAGTTAAACTTTTTCATTTTTCTTTGCCTCCTCGTTAAATCCATAATACTCGCGGATAGCTGTATCCACAGCCTTCAGGTCATTGTCAATCTTAGACGCGAACATCTCCATCGGAGACTTCGCAGGCGTGAAGCCATCGCTCTGGGTCGTGAACCAGTGCGCTTTACCGTCGGTCTCTGCCAGCAGCACGATGCTGAACAGGCCCTCTAGAGTGAGCTGATTGTCCAGCATCTTGCCCGAAGTTTTGGCTTTGATGTGACCAGTATCATCGCACTCCGTGTGATGCAGGAGATACACGATAGTATCATCGGTCGTATGGTCGCGGATCAGCGCCAGCAGATTGTAGAAATTCAACGCGCAGTCCGTGAACTTCTGATAACCAACCTCCTTCGCGCGGTCAAACATGTTGAACGCCATGAGGTACTGCGAGTCATCGATAACGTAGCAGCGCAGGTTGTTCTTCGCCAACGTTTTCTGGATAACCTGATACGTCGCATGGTTCACGACGTTCAGCCTCTTTTTGAATGGCAGCGGCTTGCTGGCCACATTGAACACGCCAACCTCCGTCGGCTCAAAATTGCGCAAGCTCGTGGACTTGCCAGAGCCGGACGCGCCTAAAATCAATACAGGCATTCCCATAAAATCACTCCTTGTAATTTTCTTTTAATCTTGCCATCAGCGGACATTTCGGATGCGGCTTACTGCGCCATGGTTCCAGCCCTAAATATCTGCCAGCAGCATCAGGCTTGCTTAATTTGCACCAGCTACGTGTACAAATATCGCCAACCCCAACTGTTTTACACTGAGGGCAATTCTTGCATAACATAACAAATCTCATTTTAAAGTCATGTTCAGTTTTTGGATTACTTCAGCGCCCGGAACTTCAGCGCCAGCTTTGATAGCCTTCTTGATTGCCGTCTTGTCAGCATCAACAGTAACCTTGGTGCGCAGATACTCTTCAGGCACCGCCTCAATATTCAGCACGTTGCAGATTTCGGACTTGCGCCACGTAATCTTGCAGCGGGGAGTTTCAAACTTCTCACCATACAGCACACCGGCCAGATAAGCCTTGCAGCGCTCAGCTTCCTTCTTCATCACCGATGCACGCTGACTAAGCGTGTCAATCTCGGCGTAAATCGCCTCGGCATCGGCAATCTTGTTTTTGATGTAGCAGCACAGACCTTCGACCTTAGCGTCGCGCTCCATCTGCAGAGCTTCGAATTGCTGAAGGTTCAGGATTTCCCCGTCCTCGGTATTCACGACATGCTCTGCATCGTACTGGATGCAGGCTTTGATTTGCTCGTTGAGTTCATAGATTTTAGCCATATTACTCAGCCTCCTTGCAAGCGCCATCTTTCGGCATACCGGAACTATCAGCAGCAGTCTTTTCTGCGGAATCTTGCAGAGCCTTGTACATAACAGACCACTCATGAGACTGCAGCTCGCGAAGTTCTTTAATCGTTGAACCGATACGGTCAATGATATCAAGTTCCGCCTCCAGCAGAACCTCGTCTTGCTCATCATTAGTGTTCCAGTGTTCCAGCAAACCTGCATATTCACGCAGGTTGTGCATTTCAATATTTAAACGCTGAATAAAAAACTGGGTTTTCGTTCTAATCATTTTTGCACCTTACCTTTCTTTTTTGATTGTGGTGGATTGAAATTTTTATACATAGCCCTGCAATAAGGGCACGCATACGGTTCTTTAACAAACTTTGACACTATCCATTCCGTACCGCAGAACATGCAGTCTACGTAATGGACGCCACGGTCATCGGTTCTCATTTTGTAGATGCCTCTATGGGAATGAGGACTATGTCCCCAACCTGCAGGTCACCCTTCAGGTTACTGATCTTCTTTGTATAAAAGATGACCTCGCGGACATCGCGGCGGTCTCCTTCGCGGTCCATGACGTCGCCGACCAGGTGCCAAAGGGTGTCACCCTCTGCAGCCACAGCACGGACCACGTAGCGTTCTACAGGCTGAGGATGGGTGTAGTCCCACGCCTGCCATACACAGCAGGCCATCAGCAGAATGAATAACAGCTTTTTCATACCATCCGCCTCCTAAACGACTCCATAATGCTCAGCACCCAGAGTTTCAATATACTTTCTTAAGCCAGCTACTGGGATAACCGACTTGTTTCCGATTTTAAATACCGGAAATTTGGGATCCTGCATGAGCTTCACCATCGACGCTTTACCGATGGCAGTCAGCTCGCAGGCCTTGTCGAGAGTTACAGCGATAGGTTCCATGATGTCACCTCCGTGATATAATAGACCTTATAGAAAGGTGGTGAATTAAATGAAACTAAACTATGATTTGATACGTGAAATTCTTTTTAAGATTGAAGAAATGTCTGATGGTTGGACAAATTACGAATCCCAATCTTTCGTAAAAGAGTGTTTTCCTGAATATCAAAACAACGTCGTTCTTTATCACCTAAAATATTTGCGTCACAGTAAATTGATAGAACCAATGGACAGCGATTGGATTATAGACTTAACTCCACAAGGGCATGAATATCTAAACAACATTCGAACCGACACTGCATGGAATCAGGTCAAAACCAAAATTCAGCCATTAGGCTCAGTAGCCTTATCTGTAGTTGCTGAAGTTGCTAAATCTTTAGCGCTATCTAAACTTGGATTATAAGGAACAGTATGATTCTTTATATCCACTTTGACTAATTCAAAAACGTTGTCGATAGCCGCGATTGGCACACGTGCTTCATGCAGCGCCGCAATTATTGCTTTTACCGGCTCATTCGGATTAAATGATTGCATCCCGTGAATCACCTCCCTATCTTCCGATAACATCTGCAGCACCCCATCACGCGGGTGCCATCTTTAATAACGATAACCGTCGGTGTAGCGCAGCTTGCGCTTTATAGGGCAGGCTCCAGCAGGTAACCCCCAGCTGTGCGTCTCACCTGTGCGCTGGCGTTCCTGATGCGCCATCCGTTTGGTGATCCACTTGGTACTTACATACTCTCTCATCAGTTATCACCCTTTCTGATTACTGTCGTTGCGTTTTACGCAACGATACGTGCAAAAAAAATTTTCCCCGCTTCTTCGCAGGTTAATTTCAATGCATTAGCAATTGCATACATTACATTGGTTTGAGGTTTAGTTTTGCCAGCCAACATTTTACTAATAGTATCCCGGCTAACATTTGCTGCTTTTGCAAGGTCTACAATATTTATAAACCCATTTTCAAGCATTTTTTGACGCAGTAACATTACATTAATGCCATACATTTTCTCACCACCTTTCGTTGCATTTTATGCAACTATAATACCATGACTAAAGCTATTTGTCAACGCATATTGCGCAACCTTTTTTGCAAAAAACCGATTCCTTGTTGCATTTTGCGCAAAAGTAATCTATAATGATGTTAACGTAATTATAGGGAGATTATAGGGAGGCAAGCCATGGAAATAGGAGAAAATATAAGAAAATACCGTGAAAAACACGGATTATCTCTTACAGATTTAGCTCAAATAATTAAATCTAAAATAGGTAAATTGCCAAATAAAGCAACTTTGCAAAGGTATGAATCTGGGGATATTAAAAATATCCCCTATGATATGGTTATACTCTTGGCAGAAATTTTTAACGTTACTCCTGCCCAACTAATGGGATGGGATACCCCAGAAAAGCCTAAAAATGATATTCAAGAACTGTACAACAAACTTAGTCCTGCAGCGCAACAGCGCGCTCGTGAATATTTCGAGGATTTACTTTCAAATCCCAAAAACCTGCGGAACCAATAAAGGAGGTGTTTTAATCTTGGACAGTGAGCGACTCGACCTATTAAACGAGGACGCTCAGGTGGAATTATATCTTTTTATCTTAGGTATTCTGGCGGCAGAAGAAACTGCCGCCACCGCTTGAAACTTCCCTAGAAACAAAAAAAGTCGCCACCGAAGTGACGACAACAAAACTTTTAATCTATAAATATTTTATCACACAACTATCACAAGGGAAAG